GTCGTACTGCGTGTGCGTCGTGACGCCCGAGCCGCTGACCTTCATGGCGAAGTCGCCGTGCACGTAGGTCGGCGAGTAGTTCGAGTACGAGGCCGTGGTGATCGCGGCGTCCGGCTCCTTCGCCCAGTCCGCAAACGTCAGCGTGAACGTCCACATGGGCACCTCACCGTTGGCGCGGGTGAGCTGCGGCGCGGCAGACAGCTGGCCGCCCATGAGGAGCCAGCGGTCCGACTGCTCGGCGCCCTCGACGATCATCTGGATCGTGTCCTGCGGGTCCTGCGTCGGGTAGATCGTGGTCCCGGCGTAGAGCACGTCGGAGCTCGACGGCGTGGCGCTGAACGCGCTCTTGACGGTGACGACGCCAGCGACCTCGTTGCGGATGACGCGCGCCTCGACATTGCCGCTGCTGTTGGCCCAGCCGATGGGCACACCCTCGAGGAAGTCGGTCGCGCTGGTCGGGGTGATGCTGGTGGAGCTGGCGGCGCTGCTCACGTCGCTGCCCGTGTTCTCTGCGTCGATGCCACCAAAGACCACGGCGAGCAGTTGGAGCAGCGCGTTGGCGTCCTCGGCCGCCGAGTCCACGCCGTCGCCGGCCGCGGTCCCGTAGCCGTAGCACGGCACCTGGAACGTGTAGGTCGCCGACTTCTTGCCGAGCACCGCGAGCGCGCGCCCGTACAGGTGCTGCTGCTGGATGTCGACGGCGAGCTCGTCCTTGATGAGCGTGAGCTGGCCCGAGTTCTCGATCACGGGGAGGTCGAGATACGTACCGGTGGCGGTCTCGTCGGTCGCGAACGCCGTCTCCTTGAGCAGGGCGGTCCGCGCGATGGCGTGCTGTTCGATGGTCATGGGGCGGGGTCAGCTCGTGGCGAGGGCGACCTTTGCGATCGCAGTAAATCGGTGGGTGGTGACCAGGCGGCCGTGGTCGGAGCCGTCGGCCTCGACGGTCCCGACGGCGCTGCGCCAGTCGGTGCGAAGGCAGCCACTCACGAGCCCCGTGGCGGCGCTCGCGGCGGTCTGCGTGAGGTTCCCGGGCCAGGTCAGCGCCTGCGCCAGGACGTCGCCGTCGCGGGCGGCGAGGTCGTAGACGGCTTGCCGGGCGTCGTGGTCGAGCAGCTTGAACGTGGTCAGCGACCGGACGAGACGGATCTCGATCTCGAGGGCGACCAGCTGGAAGCTTCCGGTGATCGCCGGGCTCGCCTCGTGGCGCGCCGTCTCGACGATTCGCACCTCAGCGCGCGGCGCGATGAGCGCGTCATGCGACAGGCCCGGGACACTGCGCGCCGACGTCTCGCCGGGCAGGTAGTCGCCGCTGGTGATCGTGCGGACGGAGCCCGTGCCGTCCTCGATGACTTCGCGAATCGCGGTCGTGATCGCGGAGGTGGCGAGGGTGGCCATGGTTCAGGTCTTGCCGTGCAGGACGTAGGCGACGATCGCCTCGCCGGTCTTGTCGAACCACGCCTTGGCGGGGCCGGTCGCGAACGACGTTTCGCCCTGCGGCGTGATCGGGAGGAACGCGCGGCGCGGGATCTTGACGCTGCGCTTGCGGCCGGCGCGGCTGGTGCCGAACTGGTGCGCGGGGGCGTAGCCCTGCGCGGGACCGCTGATGCCGAACGTGATCCGGTCTTTGCTGGCGACGATCGTCACCGACTGCCGCAGCTGACCGGTGTCGACCAGCGGCTTGCTGGAGCCCTTGCGTCGGCGTTCGATGGTGGACGGCGCGAGGGCGGCCCACGCTTCGCCGAGCGGCGACTTGCTCTGACGGAACGAGGTCTGAACCACGCCATCGAGCAGGGCCGCGCGCTTGCGCAGCACGGGCTCGAGGTTGCCCAGCCGTTCGAGGACGGGCAGGGCCATGCGGTCGAGGCCGCGGATGGCGTCGTCGAGATCGAGGCTGATCTTGACGTCGGCCATGGGTGCTACCAATCGCGGTCGAGACTGTCGAAGATCGAGGGTCGCCCGCTGGTCGAGGTGGTCGAGCGGCTCGTGGTCTCCACGCCGCCGATACCCTGGTCGGCCGAGGGCTCGATGCCGGGGATCGGCACGTCGCCGACGCCCACGTCTTCGAGCAGGCCAGCGAGGATCTCTTGCGTGGCCGTGGGGACCGAGAGGCTCTTGCGGCCGTAGGCGAACGCCACGACCGCGGCGAGCGCCACCATCTTCACGCCGTCCTCGGTGGTCGAGGCGCCCGGCGAGTAGCCCGCGCGCTCCATGGCGGCGCGAGCTCGGATCGACGCGAACTGACACGCCCGGTCGAAGAGGGTCGACGAGTAGCCGGTCCCGTCCTCGGCCGCGGTGTCGTCGAAGAGGACCAGACGCGTGCGCCCATCCACGAGCGCGTCGAAGTCGTCCGTGTCGAGGTAGTTCGTCGGCATGTCAGCGCTCGCGGAATAAAGGTCGGCCCCGGACGGGCGGAGGGATGGGGTCCCGCCCGGGGCCTGGGAGGAGAGGCGCCCGGGTCCCCACCCGGGTCACCATGGTCAGTCGCCCGATCCGTCGGCGTCGGACTTGCTCTTGCGGGCGCGTCGCGGCTTGGCGTCGCCCGTCGGGATCACGCCCTGGTCGGCGAGTGCGGCGATGACCGCGGCGACCACCTCGGCGGTGTTGCCCCCGCCCTGCGCGCCGCCGAGCATCTTGGCGACGGCGGCGACCGACTCCTCGTGCTCGCTCATGGGCGGGTCGAGAATCTCATCGTCCACCTCGACCGCTTCGAGCGGCTTGACGCCGCGGCCGGTGAGGTCGAAGAACTCGGCCTCGACGCTGCCGCCGAAGCCCTGCTCGATGCGCTTGATGGCCGCGGGCCACTGCGACTGGTCGTCGGGGATGATGACGCCGCTTGCGTCGTGCATCACCCCGGGCTCCTCGCTGCCGCGCAGCTTGTCGCGGATCTCGTCGTGGAGCTTGCGGGTGTACACCTCGCGGGCGCGGCGCAGTCCCTCGGCGTCGGTCTCGACGAGCGCCTCGATGCGCGGGATGTCGGACTCGTACGCGACGAAGGGTACGCTGCCATGGTCGTCGGCCTGGCTCTTGCGCAGGCACTGACCAGCGATGACGGTCTGCGCGTTGGGCCCAAGCTCGCTGCGGAACGTCACGCGCACTCGGCGCATGTTCTCGCGGCGCGGCTTGTCGCGCTGCGGTCCCTTGTTGGACTGGACGATCATTCGAGTGGCGGTGGCGGTCATGGTGGTCTCTCCTCCAGAAAGTCTTGCCGCAGGTTGCCCGCTGCGGCGCCGGGTGACGGCTCAGTCAAAGGTGGGGCGCGAGCCGTCCAGCGCCCGGCGGCTCACGCCGCGATCTTGCCGCCGATGAGCTGCCAGAGGCCGGCGCCGAACCCGTAGTCGCCCTCGAGCGAGTACTGGTACTCGTCGCGGTGCCAGCGGTGGCTGTCCGTCTTGTCGGTGGCGGGGATGGCCTCGAAGGCTCGGCCGACGGTCGCCACCATGGGGGAGGCGCCCGGCTTGGTCGAGTCGATGAGGAACCACTGCGTGCCGGTGATCCACGGGGTCACGACGACGATGTGGGAGGCGAACGGGTTCTCGCTCATCCACGCGTCGATGACCGAGTTGGAAGCCTCGGCGCCGCTGGCGTTGTAGAAGATCGGTCGGCTGGCGCCGGTGATCTGCAGGGCGGTGTGGCGGTTGCTCTCACCCACGAGCAGCATGTTCGGGGTGATGTTCAGCGGCCGGCCCGTCTCGTCCTGGAAGCCGCGCATGGCGGTGTCCATGGCCTCGAGCGAGGAGAACGAGAGCGCGTCCGTGGTGAGGTTGTCACCGGTGGAGTTGCTGTAGGGGTGGCTGTTGTTGATGAGCGAGACGCCGTCGTACCCGGTGGGGTTGGCGAGGAGCTTCGCGAAGAGCAGGTCATCGAAGGCCGAGACCTGCTGACCGAGGAAGCTGTTCAGGGTGTCCTGAACGGTGCCGCTCTTGTCGTAGTCCACCTCCTTGCGATCGATGCCGACGGTGGCCTCGAACGTCTTGAGGGTGATGTCCTGCGTCAGAGCGCGGAGGCTCTTGACCACCTTGCCGCCCAGCCACTCGCGCACGCGCGGGAAGCTGAGGGTGTTGGGGATCGTGAGCTTGGTGCCGCTGACCGGGATCTCCTTGGTGATGTGGTGCGCCAGTCCCGGCACACCCTCCCCGAAGAAGTCCTGGAAGGCCGCGATGTAGTCGGCGTTGACCGCCGCCAGGTTGTTGGATCCTGCGAGTCCCATTGGATGTCAGTCCTTCCGGCTCACGCGGCCACGGTGGCGGCGTAGCCTCGGCGAATCGCGACCCACACGTAGCCACTCTCGTGGCGCTCGATGGTCCCGACCTCGATGTCGTTGGTGGTGTCGCCAGCCAGACCGACGGTCTGGTCATCGACGACGGTGACGGACTCGCCCGCCATGGCGGCGGTCACGGATCCGGAGTACGCGAGCTTCTCGACGTGCCCGTGCTCGAACTCGACGTTGACGTCGCCAGCGCTGCCGCCGGAGTTGTCCACGTACTTGGTGCAGATGCCGGCGAAGTTCTCGTTCGCGGTATCGGATGCGGGGACCAGGTTGCCGCTGGTGTTCCAGCTGAGCATCGCGCCTTCGTAGAAGATGTCGACGCCAGCGGGGCCGTAGCCCTTTTGCGGCTCATCCTGGTACTCCCGGAGCTTGTCTGCGGAGAGTGCAGCCATGATGTTTTCCTTTGTTGGGGGATCGGTTGTCCGGGAGGACCCGGGTTGATGGGCGCAGGTCGGCGCTCACGAGGCCCGGGTGGGCGCCGCGTGCGTCACGACCTGCTGGGGTTCAGACGCGCTCGTGCGCCTCGTTGCCGGAGATCTTCTGCTTCTGCTCGCGGTAGAGACCGAGGCGCACGTCGACGTTCTTGACGCCGCGCCTCTTGAGGCTCGCCACGTACGCCTTCTCGTCGTCTGTCTGCGGGCCCGCGCCGTCGCTCACGTCGTCGCCCGCGGCGGGTGCCGGGGCGGCCACGCGGCCGAGCGGCAGACCCTTGGGCGGGGCGGCGTCGCTCATCTTGGCGATGAGGGTGTCGAGCTGCTTGGGGGCCTTGCGGCCGAGCTCCACCAGCTCCTCGCGCTCGGCCTTCTCGAAGGCGCCGGCCTCGATGGCCGCGTCGACCTTCTCGCCGAGCGCCTTGTCGATGGCGGCCTTCTTCTCGGACTCCAGCTCGGCGACACGCTTGCTGAGCGCGGCCACCTTGCGCTGCAGTCCCTTGGCCTCGAGCGCGGCGCGCTTGCCCATGGCCGCGGCCTCGGCGTCCGCCTCGGTGCCGTCGCCCATGCCGAGGAACATCGCGGCGAGCTCGCCCGCGCGATCCTGCAGGAAGGCGGCGACCGCCACGGGGTCGGCGTCGCCACCGCTCGCAACGATCTCGTCGACGACGGTCTGCACGGCGCTCTCCGCGGTGGAGCCCTCGCCGTCCATCATCTCGACGGGCTGGTCGGCGTCGCCCGCGGCGACCTCTTCGGCCGGCGCATCGGCGGCGGCCACGGCGTCGGCGGACGGCTCGTCACCGGCGGCGACGGTCTCGCCCTCGGGCTTGCCGGCGGCCATCTCGTCGGGCTGGTCCTCGGCGGCGGCCTGGTCCTCGGCGGCGGCCTCGGGGGCCGGCTCGGGCTCGGGGGTGCCCTCGATGGCCTCGGCCTTCTTGGCCGCGGCATCCATGTACGCGAGCACCTGCTCGCGGGTGGCGTCGTCGGGCAGCTCCTTGAGCGCCTCCTTGAGAATGTCCTTCATGCTCATGGCACGGATCTCCTGTGTGTTGGCCGCGCCATGCGCGCGGGGGGTTCGGTGGCGTCCCGCGGCGAGCGGGCGCATGTCGTCGAGGAAGGCGCTCAGCACGAGGCCAACCTCGAAGAGCTCGGCGCCGATGGGCTCGCCGGTCTTCTCGTCGATGGACTCGAAACCCACGACCACGGAGCAGTGCTTCTGCTCGCCGTTGCGCACCTGGCTCGCGGCGCGCTCGGTAAACTCCATATCGGCGAAGAGCGCGGTGCGCCCCTTCTCGTCGGTGTCGATGGCCAGACCGTGGATCCAGCCCGCGGCGCCCATCCACGACGCGGTCTCGCCGTCGGGGTGGCCATAGGTGAGCGGAACCGGGTCCGTGCGGCGCTCGAAGTTCGCGATGATCTGCTCGAACAGGGCGCGCGTGAACTCGAACTCGCCGGCCGGGTGACCGGCCCATTCGCCCTCGTAGGCGATCTGATTGCGGACGGTGCGCTTGCCCTTCTCGAGGGCTCGGAGCGCACTGGTGCGTCGCGCCTGTGCGAGACACAGGACGTGGGTGTCGGTTGCCATGGTCGGCCCTACTTCTCGAAGACCACCCAGACGCCGGCCGCGGTCACGTCCCAGATGCGGCCCGCGACGCTGCGCGTGCTGCCGTTGGAGCTGAGGCCGACGGCTTCGTCGGTGGTGGCGTAGCAGTTGGAGCCCACGTCATCGTCGGCGATGGCGTCGGCGATGCCCGACTGAATGTCGGTGCCCAGGCCGAAGATGGTCTCGCTGGTGCTGGTCGCGTTGACGTTGACCGAGGAGGTGTCCGCTGGGCTCGTGTCGCTGGTGAGCACCAGGTAGCCCTCGGTCGACTCGGTGGCGGTCAGGCCGGTGGTGTCGGTCTCGATGACGACCTTCACCTCCGCAAACGTTGCGTTGCCGATGTCGGCAAAGTCCGCGGTGTTGAACGTCGCGGTCTGGTCGCCGTTGCCGTCGGTGTCGATGATGAGCGTCAGGCCGTCGCTGAGCGCCCACGGCCCGGCGACGGTGCCGGTGATCTGCGCTGCGGTGTCCGCGGTGTTGTCCAGCAGGAACGGACCACCGCTCAAGACGGTGGCGTCAACGTCTCCGTTGCTCCCGCTGCTGTTGTCGACGGTCGCCTTGAAGACGCCGACGCAGGTCAGGCCGGTGGTCGCGCTGCCCTCGACCAGGTAGCCGCTGGAGTTGAGACAGGCGAGCTTACCCTTGTGGACCTTCGTCGACGCGGCGACGCCGAACGTGCGCTCGCGCGGCGTGTTGCTGTCAGCCCGCGTGATCGTGCGCTCGCCCGCGATGTCGGCGACGACCGCAGCCGCGGCGGCAGCCAGTGCGGTGGCCGTGGTGCCGTCGGGCACCGAGCCGGTCTCGTGACGGATGGTGCCGTCGGGGAGCAGCTGGCCGGTGGCGACCACCTTGGAGTCGGCGTCACGCGCGATGGAGTAGAAGCGGCCATCGTCGGCGAGCGTCTCGTTCTCGCGAACGGCGGCGGATACGGTGAACGACATGGTCAGTCAGCCTTCTTGGCGGCCCTGCGCTTCGGCTTGGCGAGCGCGGGCTCCGGCGCGGGGGCGGGAAGCGAGACGGGGCGCGCGGGCGCCGGGGGCACTGGGCTCGGCTTCGGCGCGGGCTTGGCGGCCTTGCGGCACGCCTCCTCGAACCAGTCGGCGGCGTCGGCCGGGACGTGGCCCGCGGTGACGACGATGGCGCCGTCGGCGTCGATGGTGCCCTTGGCGCACCGGCGGGTCGCGCCGGGCTCCATGAGTTGCCAGCGCTTGCCGCCCTTGGGCGCGCTGGGGTGGTCCCAGGTTTCGATCGTGTAGCTCATGGGTGTCCTCGTTCCGCGCGGCCGGCCTCGGCTTCATGCGAGCCGGCGGCTCGCTCACGGTCTCGGTTGCGGGTGGGGTGGGTTCAGGCCCTCGCGGCCTCGTCCTCGATGGCGTCGCCCGGCGCTCCGTCGAAGCCCTCGGTCAGCGCCTCGGCCGCGTCGGCGGCGCGCTGCATCGCGGCCTCGTCCCGGTCCTCGGTGACGATCATGACGCAGCGGCAGTTGAAGCTGTTCGGCGGGTAGACGCGGCGCCCTTCGGGGTCGCCCACGGCCCACTGCTTGCCGTCGAGTGCGCGGTGGCTGCTGCGGACGCGATTGTCGCCCGCGGTCACGTACTGCCAAACGATGGCGTCGTCGCCCTTGGTGGCCTCGACCTGCTGTCGGAAGCGGCCGGCGTTATAACTCGTCGCCGTGGAGGTTCGGAAGACCGACTCCAGATAGCGCCGTGCGCCGCCCGGGAAGCCGCCCCCGTCGACGCTGCCCTCGAGCTCGGCGATGAAGTCGGCGAGGCCCGTGCCGTCGCCGGCCATGGCCGCCTGTATCTGCGCCCACGCGCGCCGGATGACGCCCTCGCTGACGGCGCGGGACACGGTGAACGCCCGGAAACGCTCGCTGTCGAGCAGCGCCTCGAAGTCCTCGGGGCTGAGGATGCGGCGGCGAGCGAAGTGCTCGATGGCCTCGGCGAAGTCGAGATTCAGGAAGGTCGGCGGCGGGGTGCGGTCAAGCGAGACGCTCTCGCGCTTGAGTTCGATGTCCCGGACGAAGAGTTGCCCGGCGAGGTGAGTCTTTGCATTGGTGCGCCAGATGGCGCCCGCGACCTCGGTGTCGCTTTCGAGCTGCGCTTGGACGCGCTCCAGGACGGCGCGCGCCTCGCTCTCGGTGCCGACCCCCGCTAGCCCGGCGGCCAGTGCGTCGAGGTGCGGCTCGAGCGCCGCTACGGCTTCGAGGGTGCCGCGGAGGGCGGTCTCTCGGGGTCGCCCGATTCGGGCCACGGCACGCCCGCGGTCCGCGTCGCTGAGGTGGCGGACGTCGGCGAAGTCTTTCGCCGCGTCGAGGTCAACGGAAGCGTCAGCTGCCCCCTCTCGCGCGTCCGGCCGAAAGGGCTGGCGGACGTGCCGACCTCCTCGCGCTCGCGATCGAACGCCGGGGCCGACTTGGCCACCGGGGTGACGATGCGGCTCCCGCCCTGCTCCTCGGTCCACTCTTCGAGGCCCACACCGCGGCGGATCTCGTTGGCGGTGTATACGCCGAGATCGACCAGGGAGCGGTCAACGACCGGCGGCGCCTCTTGCTCCAGCACCACGCGGCAGCGCGGCATGGGCGGGACGCGCCCGCCGAAGAGCTTGGCGTTGAAGCCGAGAGTCGGGCGCGCGAAGTCGTTCTCCAGCGTCTGCTCGAGGCGCCCGGCCATGGCCTGGACGCGGGGCAGGATGGTCGTGTCGGCCTGGCTCTCGCCGAGCGCACGCGACCCGTTGCCCTGGCTCGATCCCTCGGTGTTGAGGGTGCTGCCAAGGATGCCCTTGGCGATGTCCTCGTTTTGCGACTGGATGGCGAGGTCGAACGCCTCGCCGGCTTTCTGGCTCGGCTCGATGAGTTCGATCGTCTGCCCCTCACGCACCACGATCGCGTGGCCCGCGCTGAGCTTCTCGAGCGCCGTCTGAAACTCCTCGGTCGCCGGGTCCTCGGCCCCTTCGGGCGTCGTGCCCCACGGCGTCGGGGCGCCGAAGCGCTCCATGGCCTGCTGCCGGAAGGTCTGGTTCCAGCGCTTGAAAAGCCACGGCCAGGCGACCACGCAGAGGATGCCCGCCATCTGCGGCGAGATGCCGACGGCGCCGGGCACGTGGACGAGCCAGCGCGCGGGCTCCTCGTCGGTGCGGTGCCACGTCTCACGCAGCGCCACGCCCGAGATCGAGCCGCTGTGGTCGGCGATGTCGCGAGGCTCGCTGGTGCGGACCCAGGACCGGACCGCGGGGATCCAGTCGTGGTCGAACTTCACGTCGCGCGGCATGACGACGTGCTGCGCGAGGCTCAACCAGGCGTAGCCGCGGCTCGTCTTGATGCGCTGCCACTCGTGCTCGGCGACCGACCAGCCGACGCCCTCGCCGTGTAGCAGGTGCTGGATCGTGCGCTCACGCGAGCGGACCTTGTCCCACGCCTCGTTGAGGAAGTCGGCGCCGGCCTGGGCAAGCTCGTCGTCTTCGACGCTCGGCTCCCACCGGATCTCGGCGCTGGCCACCGACTGGAGGAGCGTGTTCCACGTGCTGCGGACCTGAGTGTCCGTGCGGAGCATGTACTCGCACGTATCGGCCCACGGCTCGGTCTCGCCACGCTCGAGCTGCGAGAAGATGCCCGCGAGCTGCGCGGGCGTGATGCGCACCACGCTCCGACGCGTCCACCGGTTCGGCGGCGGCGGCTCGGCCTTGCTCCCGCGGGGCGGTCGCAGCTGGGTGACGGGTGCGGTGGTCATGGCAAATCACCAGCCCCATTTGCTGGCCGGGGTCGGGTTGCCTCGCTTGAGGCCGGGAGAGCGCTGGTCGTAGTCGGTGCCGAAGACAGGGGGCGCGCCGATGAGCGGCTTGCCGCTGCCCTTCGGCAGCCCATCGAACGCGCTGGCGAGCGCGTCGACCTGGTCGTCATGGCGGTCGCCGACGCCGGTGAAGGCTTGGAGCTCGTCGAGGAAGTCGCGCGACCAGGGCGCGTCATGCGGGACGATGACGTCACCGCGGTTCCAGGCGGCGGCCACCTCTTGCGAGCGGACAAACTTGTCGGCGGTCGCGAGCTTGGCCCGCAGCTGCGGGAGACCGAGGGAGCGGATGGCGTCGGCGCCGCCGCGCTCGGTCGTCGACCCGTGCCACACCATGGGCGCGCCGGGGTTCTGGTTGCCGAGGCGCTGAAGGCGCTCGACGAAGTCGGAGGCCATGACCTGCTCGCGCAGGACGTGGGTGACGTAGACCTTGCCGCCGCACTCGCGAAGGACGACGGCCGTGCTGTAGTCGGCGCTGGTCTTCTTGGTGTACGCGAGGTCGACACCGATGCTGACGCGGCCCGTGCGGGGCACGTCCGAGAGCTTGCAGGTGGTCGCGATGTCGAAGAGCGCGCCGCCCTTGGGCCGGGGCTGGCCCATGTACATCGACCACCAGCCGTACTCGCCGACGATGGACTTGCGTTCGAGCAGCCAGTCGATCGGCCGCCCCTCGGGCCAGAGCGCGGCCCCCTCCTCGTCGATGGCCGGAAGGTTCACGACCGTCCACCCGCCTTGCTTGGCGAGCCGACCGCTCAGGTCGTCGACATGCCACCGGGTGGCGACGACGAACTGCGAGGCGCCGGGGTGAATGCGGCTGAGGAAGGTGTCGGTGTACCAGTCCCAAGTGGTCTCACGGATGGCCTGGCTCTCGGCCTCGCGGCGATCCTTGAACGGGTCGTCAATGATGCCGATCCCGTCGATCGGCTTACCGGTGAGCGGACCCCCGATGGACGTCCACGAGATGCCACCCTCTTGCGGCGTGAGCCACTCCTCGAGGCGCTGGGCGCTCGGGTCCAGGGTGACGCCCGCCTCGACCGAGATGCGGCGGCAGGCGCGCGACTGGCGCGTGCTCAGGCTGGCGCTGTAGGTGCAGTACGCGTGTCGGAGCCAGGGATAGCGGCCGATGAGGCGCGCGAGCCAGTGGAGGACCGCGGTGCTCTTGCCGTGCTGCGGCGGGACCGAGACGAGGACGCGGACCGGTGGGCCCTCGCCCCGTAGGGCGGCCTCGGCGCGGGCGAGCTCGTCGAGGAGCGGGCCCAACCAGTGCGGATAGACGAAGCGGGGCGAGACCCGCGGAATGAACGTTGCGAGCGGCTCAGCACAGAGGGAGGGAATCGTCGCCGTCGACGCCCCCGCCTTCACCGCCCTCGCTGCCCTCTGGATCGAGGACTCCCAGGACGACCGCGAGTGTTGACGGATCGAGCCCCTCACGAAGCCGGTCGAGGACCCGCTTGCTGGCTTCGTCGCGGAGGTCATCGATGGTCACGCGCAGTCCGAAGCGCTGCCGTCGCACGCGCTCCAGCAGCCACGTCAGGCGGTTGATGTGCCCCTTGTCGAGGCGGCCCCGAGCGTCGAACCAGCTTTCCGGCGGGTTGTTCAGGCTGCGAACGGAGTCGGCCTCGAAGAGCGCGTAATGCTGGTCGACCTTCTCGAGCCATGCGACCAGCTGCTCCCGCAACTTCGGGCGCTCCTTGGCGCGGCGGCCGTCGGGGTTGCGGGCGGCCGACAGCCACTCCTTGTAGAGCCACTTCGGCACGCCCTCGGCGAGGCACGCGATCATGAGGTCGTTGCCCTCACGGACGCGCGCAAGGATGCGTGCCTCCAGCTCCGGCGTGAACTTGCTCGCGATGGCGGGCGCCTCCTTGGCGTCCTCGTCGCTCACCGCTCGCCCTCGTCGTCGAGCGTCGCGAACGCAAGCGCCGCGTCGGGCTCGTCCGCCTGGTCGCGAACGAAGTCCTCGAACGCCAGCCAGCACTCAGGGCACCAGCGGTGCTCGGTCGGCTGGTCGCAGCCCTCGGTGTCGCAGCGCTTCATGCTTCGGCCCACTCCCCGCCGCTGGCCAGTAGGTGCAGTTGCAGCCGCGCCTCGTCGCCTTTGCGCACCACGTAGTCGATGCGGTCGCCGCTGGCGTAGAGCGCAGCGCTGGTCGGCACGTCGAGCATGTCGCGGTGAGCGGCGGCCATGGCTCGGGCCTTCTGCCACCGCTCGTCGTCGAAGTGGTCGAAGGTGAGCATGGGTGGCTGGGCTGAGTGTGGCGCGCTACGCTGCGGGCACCGCCTACATCCAACGCCGCAAGGCGGGGCGCAGAGGGCCTCACTGGTAGCGCTGCCGGTGAGGCTCTCGCATCTCAACGGCGAAAGCCCCGACCGAGGCCGAGGCTTGTGGGGTGGTCCGCGTCTGGGCGAACTTCACCATTGGGAACACTATTCAAGGCCAAGACCGAGTTGTCCAGGTCGGTGCGGTGGACTCTATTCCGCGTTTGTCCCCCCTTGTCCCGGCGTTCGCGCCGCGAACTTTTTCGTCAGCGCCTCGACGTCGGTGCGCGGAATGCTCCACTGACCACCGGGCGGGCGCCACGCGTTCGGGAACAGGCCGCGGTCGATCCACCGCCGGATCTGCTTCTTGGACCTGCCGAGGTGCTTCGCCACCTTCGCCACGCTTAGGTGTGCCGTCTCGATGCCCATGTCTTCTGCCGCGCCCATGGCGCCCCCTTTCGTCCGTGCTACTCTGACCGCGTTCTGGCAGGACCGCTGCGCCTCACTTCGGTGGGGCGTTTCGCGTTTTAGGGGTCGTCTCTCCAGCGCACCGGGCGAAGCCGGTAGAGCCGCGCGCCCTCGATCTCGTCGGCCCACTCCTTGGCGCTCTCGAAGTCCGGGAACTGCCACCAGCCCAGCTCGCCCATCGAGTCCTCGAACTGCACCTCCCAGCGCGAGGGCTCGGGCGGCAAGTCGTGCGCCGGGTCGCCCTCACCCATAACACCCCACCCGTCGCATCGGTGGCAGAGTGAGCCGACGAGGTGGCTCGCGCCTTCGTCGCTCATGAGGCCGGCGACGGTCGTGCCAAGCGCTTCCGCGATTCGGAACAGGGTGGGCGCCCGCGGAGTGCTCTTGCCGTTCTCGTATCGCCAGACACTCGGGTACTTCACCCCGATTGCTCGCGCCAGATCGGCGCGGCTCATTCCGCGAGCAACCCGCGCCGCGGCGATGTTGTCGCCCACGCTCACCACCCCCGCCCCCTCACCCCAAAGCACGCCGCGACGCGCTCCCGGTCGCCGGCCCGGTACGCCTGCCGTGCGGCCAGCGCGAGCGTGCCCAGCGCCACGCAGCCCATGACCCCGACGCCTCGCGGCATGGTCCGACGGAGCCGCTCGTACGCGTCCCACAGGCCAACGCTCGTCAGCTCCTCAGCCAGCGACCACGCCAGCGCGACCTGCTCGTCGCGCTCGAGCTCGGTCGGCGCGGTGCCGGTGGCGAGGTGGAGGAGTGCGAGGGGGGTCACCGCTTGCGCTCCCGCGAGTCGAGGAAGTCCACCGACAGCCGCTCGTTCAACAGCCGCTCGATGTCCGCGTGGATAGCCTCGCCGCTCTCCCAGCGGATCATGGGGTCGGTCGTGTCGCTCGTAGCGTGTCGCCCAGTCGACGCGCTGAACACGTCGAGCCGGTCGGGCACTGGCGTCCACGGTGCGATCACCCATTCGAGCAGCGCCATGCACTCGGCGTCGCTCATGTGGGTCAGGCGCTGCCACGTCTCATCTTCGGTCATCTGCTTGGCTCCTTGTGTGGGTCGGGGTCGCAGCGCGTGGAACACGAACAGGGCGACCATGAGTCGGTCGAGAACGGTCACGACTCGCCTCGCTCGTTGAGGTCGGACGGCGCCGTGGGCTTCCAGCTGCAGTTGCACGGCGCCGGCTCGCGGGACCCGTCGCCAAACGGCCAGCTGCGCACGACCGCGTTGGCGCCTCGGTCGCCTCGTCGCACTCGGGCCACAGGTCCACCAGCTCGCCCCACTCGTCGGGCCCACCGAGTCCGTGGTGCGGCTCGTCCCACAGCTCATAACGGCGGCCCTCGGGCGTCGTCACGTAGTCGATGTAGTCCCAGTCGCCGCAGTCCCAGAAGACGCCGAAGCGCCAGCCGGCCACCTCGTAGTCGACGACGCCGCAGTAGCGGTCCGGGTCCTCACCGAGGGTGAGCGGCAGCTCGCCCGCGCAGGCTGCGCGGAAGACGCGGCGGAACTCGTCGGGGGTGGTCACGTGCCCTCCTTGCCGAGGAACCACGCGATGGCGGCCCACGGTCCGGTCAACTCGATGCCAGCCTCCATGGCTCGGCGCGCCTGCGCGAAGCTCATGGCGATGCGCACGGTGCCGTCGTCGCGGACCTCGACCACGGTGCCGAGCGGCTCCTCATCGGCGACGCGGCGCAACTTGGTGGTGTTGGTCATGCCAACTCCACCGCAGGGACGGCCGGGTCGCCCGCCGGATCGCGTCCCTCGGGGACGAAGACGCACCAGTCGTGCGGGTGGTAGGTGCCGACCCGTGCGCAGGCTATTTCGCTGGCGGCGCCGGCCTCGTTCGGGGTGACCACCAGCGCGTCGGGGTCAAAGTCGGACAGGGCCTCGATGAGTTCGCGGACGGTCACGACTCGCCTCGCATGACCGCCTCGTACGCCTCCATGGCGTCATGCACGACCTTGCCGGCCTCGGGGAGCGAGGTGCCGGTCTCAGCGGCCCACCACCCGGCGGCGAGAAGAACGAAGGCGCCCTCGTCCATTGCCAGCTCGTGCCGGTGGCCGCTGGTCATGATGAGCTCGGCGCCGTCCGGCGTGCGGCGCAGGAACGCGATCGCGCCTGGCCGGATGCCCATGTTCGCTACGAACACCGCCTGCGCGCGCTTCGGCGGCGTCAGCAGGTCGTCGAAGATGCTCGGGGCCTTCGCCTCACCGCTCACGGCTTCACCCGCGTCAGCACCACGTCGCGGTGCCAGTTGTGGGCGCGCTGCACCTCGTCCGTGTCCTGGTCGAGCAGCGCCTGGAGCCGCGGCCCGTGGAGCACGCGGTCCACCGGTCGCCCGGTCAGCGGCTCGCCAATCGTGGCGCGCACCGTCTCGCGACGGCTGGGCACGTCCGTGGGGATCGTCGCCTCGGCGCAGTCGGCCAGATCCATGCCCACGATCAGCAGCGTGTAGGGCGGCGCGTTGCAGTTGATGAAGACGGTGCCACTGCTCTCCGTCTTGGCCGCCTTCACGACGCTGAGGGCGTTGACGTGAAACCGCGCTGACTCGGGCTGTCGCTCGAACATCGTCTCGCGGCCGTTGTCCACGCTCGGAAACCAGCTGCACCCAATGGCTTCGTCACGCACCACGTCGACCACCATCTCGGGCCCACCGCTCCTTAGGCGCACCACGTCGCCCACCTTGATTGCCTTGCTCACGTCCTCACTCCTCCCCCAGGGCACAAGCCCCGGTCTCGCATCTCCGCGTACAGTGCGCGGTGCACCTCGAGCGCGACCGCCGTCACGAGCCCCGCGTCGAGCCCGTAGCGCCCCGCCACCGTCGCTGTGTCGTCCACGACGAAGTGTGTGCGCTCCTCCCTCGTTCGCCCGGCCCACTCTGGAGCCGTCAGCGGGCGGCCGACCCTGGCGTCCCGCCACACCCGCAGCGCGAGCTCCACGCTCACGCCCTCGGGCAGCCGCAGGCGAGCCGTGGCTCGCTTCACCGCGACCTCGACGTCCGCGACCGCGCCGGCCTGCTGCGTGCTGCGGTTCTCGGCGCGCCCCGAGGTCTGCACCCGTGTGCCGGCCTGACCGATGCGCTCGACCGCACCGCTCGCCGACCCCGCCGAGTAGCCGTCCGCACGCAGCGCCGCGACGAAGCGCGCCGCGTCCTCGGGCGAGCTCCACATGCGGCCCCGGCTGCGGCTCTGGTTGGGCGCGTCGGCCAGGCGCCGGACGCGGGCGGGCAGGTCCGCCCAGACCACGCGGTCGGGGTCGACGGGTTTGGGATCGGGGGCGACCCATGGCTCGTCGCGCTGCAGATCGCCAGGCGCGAACGGGACGGCGGCCAGCTTGCGCAGGCACGCCTTGCACGTCACCTCGTCCTGGCGCTCGGGACCGCGGGCCATGTGGGCGGCCGGCATGTGGCCGCAGAGCGCACGGACCAGGCCGCCTGCGAGGTCGGCGTCCCAGCGGTGGATCTTCGGCTGGCTCATTCGGCACCCCACGGCTCGATGACAAGAAGCCCGGACGGGTCGTCGCCGTCGGGTGCGGCACACAGGCACCGCAACTCGGCCCAACTGCCGTGCATGTCGACCACCTCGGCCGGGCACGCGCGCTCGCACTCCGCGTACTCCAGCGAGACCCTGAGGGCCTCGTCACTCAGCTCGCGGACGAACGCCGCAAACCGTGCCACGCTGTCCCCGTGCCCATCCTCGCCGTCCTCTGCCGCTGCGGCTGGTCCGCCGAGGCCGACCGGGTGCCTGCTCGGTGCTTCCGCTGCGGGGCTCACGACGTCACCGTCGTCCGCCTCGAGGTCGAGGGGCTGGGGGTGAGCGTGGAGGTCGGGCAGGTTGCGCGTCAGGTCGCATCCGTCGATGTCGGCGGTGACCGCGCGAAGGGCGTGAGCGATGGGGCGCGAGAAGACGCCCTCGTCGGCCCAACGCAGGAAGCGGCGCGCGAGGTCCGCGGCGATGGCGATTTTTTCCTCGCGCGTAGCCCTCACGTTGGGGAGCGGGAAGACCACGTCCCTGCTGGGAGCCCCGAACGGCGCGGCCCAGAACCCGACGGCGACCGCTGAGCGCTCATTCCGCATGGCGCCCCCGCATCATCTCGCCAGCGAGCTGGATGATCTCGCCCAGCCCGTAGCGCTCCCCCGGCCACGTCCCGTGAATCGCGTCATCCGCGTCCCGCAGCGCCGCCGACCAGCGCGCGAGGTGCGTCTGCCGCCATGCGCTCACCCTCGCCTCGGCCCGCTCGGCTTCCGCCTCGGCCGTCTCGAGGTCGCGGTGATAGCCGCCGCAGACGGGCTCGCCCGCGGGGTCGAGCACCATGGAGACGAGCCACCCGCCGTCAGGCTGCTCGACGATGCGCACGCGGTCGTCACTCATCACTCGCCCCCTCGTCGTCCATCGCTGCCGTCAGCGTGCACTCGCCGCTGTAGTCGTCGCCCGGCTCCCGCAGGAAGACGTGCCCGTCCACCTCCCAGACCTTGCCGCAGGCGCCGCACTTGATGTGGTAGGCGAACAGCCCGTCCACGTGCCCGACGGCCCCACAGTCGCAGTGGAAGTCCATGCAGACGTTGGTACCCTTCCACTGCACCCAACCGTGCGGCTTGTCGTCCCAGCGATCATCCCACCGCTCGGGCGTCTTCAGCTCGTCACTCATCGCGACGACTCCACCCGCAATCGACGCAGACCAGCGGCGTCGGCCTCTCGCTGCCCCACGTCCACGCCGAGCACCCGCACTCGGGACACTCGGCCGGGGCGCCCAACTCATCGAGGGTAGACGGCCCAACGTAGATCTCCCGCGGTTCCGGCGGCGCGCTCCAGCGCCTGCGCGCCTCGGCCACGGCATCGGCCCACGACTCCCTGGTGAGTTCGTCACTCATCGACGAGCTCCACGGGGGTGTCGAGGCCGGCGGGCGCATCAACGGCCGGCACATGCACCCAGTCGGGCGTGACGTATCCGTCGTTCGTGCGTGTGTTGACGAGGTCCGCGCTCCTGATCACTCGCAGCACGAACCGCTGCCCCGGCTCCAAGTCCCCCAGCGTCAGCGCCGGCTTGCGGGGGCGGCGGACGATGACCGGCTCGCGAGCGGCGCATCGTAGCGGCTCCCGTGCGGCATACGACCAATCGAGGTGTATGTACCCGATGTCGTAACCCGCGATGTACGTCGGCCCTGTCTCGCCAGCAAATCGGTACTCCTCCCCCAGCTCCACCTCATCGCGGCGCACCTCCGTCCACGGCATCACGTGGTCGCGGATGCGGTCGATGAGGTCAGGGGTGACCTTGATGCCCTCGGGGTGCAGCACGACGCTTCCATGCATCACCCGCAGGCAATACGGCCACGCGCACGGGTCCTTCTCCCACGCCAGCACCGCTCGGCACTTGTCGTCGGCGAGCGCGATGCCGTCGATCGTGAAGGTCATAAGTCGGCCTCCTGCAGGTCGCTGGCCCACACGGTGCCGCCCGCGCAGTCCGTCAGGTGCACCCAGTGCGTCGCGCGCTCCAGGTCGACCACGAGGACAAGTCCCCGCTCCTCGTCCACCACCACGGGCAGACGCACTTCGAACAGCCTCACGTCTTCGCTCTCCATCACTCCACCTCCTTCGTCAGCAGGTCGCTCACCCGCATGTGCGCGATCCACTCGCCGCCGTCGTCTCTCGTCAGCACCAGCACCGGGCGTCCGTCGGTCGCCTCGTCCGCCTGCTTCATTGCGGCGCGCCAGTTGGTGCGCTTGCCGCGCTTCACCTCGACCCACGGGGCCGGCCCGCCGTCCTCGCGCTCGATGTCGGGCACGTCCGCGCCGTGACGCGACTGGCCCACGCCTCGGCGCCACACCAGATCGGTGACCGCGCTCATGGCGCGCGCCGCCTCGCGCTCTCCTCGCGCGCCCTTGTCTCGGCTACGCTTGCCCATCACTCCACCTCCTGGCCGGCGTCGAGGGCGTCGAGGGCGTCGAGGGCGTCACACAGGCGCTCGCGCTCCTCAGTGTCGCGACAGTCGCCAACGGCCTCGTCAGCCGCCTCAGCCACCCGCTCCAGCGCTTCGAGGCGGTCGGCGGCGGCGTCGAGGCGGTCAGCCTCGGCGAGCCACTGCGGCTCGTGGCAGCCGGGGCCCGAGGCAGCGGCGTGGCGGATCTTCGTCGACTGGCACCGCAGCCACTCGGCGTGTGACAGGGCGGCGTGGTCGCGCGCGCGGGTGGTGGTGGGGGTCATTGGTCGTACCCCGTCGGCGTGATGCGCTCAGGGTCCAGCCCCAGGAGCCGGCACTCCTCGGCCGCCATCTCCAGCGCGTACCGTGTGCCCGTCGACGGCGCCTCGCAGTAGCGGCTGGCCGCATACCGGAACTCCTCGAGGGCCCTCTCTTGGTCGTCCTCCACACTCGCCTCCTCTGCCGCTCCCGCGGCTGCTTGCTGGGTCACGCGGCGCCTCCGAAGTCGAACGACTTCGTGAACCCACAGCTGAGCCTGACGGCCGCCTTCTCGAACCGGTCCGGGTCCGCCTCGGCGCCGATGGCCTCGCGCCCCTCCGTTACAGCGGCGAGCAGCGTCGTGCCCGATCCTGCGTACGGTTCCAGGATGACGTCGCCGCGCTGCGAGTAGTCGCGGACGAGCGCCTGCATGAGCCACAACGGCTTCTGCCCGATGACGATCTTGTCGCTGCTCTGCGTGTTCTGCCCGGGACCGTGGTAGTGCCCCGGGCGATGGCCGGAGCGCGCCGCCGGCAGTTGCCCGCGCTGGCGGGACACCATGAGGTGCTCGCAGGCTGACCCGGGGCCGTCGCCGCGCAGTCGGGGCGGCGGGTTCGTCTTGCTCCAGATGACCGGGGCGAAGGTGAGCAGGCCGGCGTCGGTCGCTCCCTGCTCGAGCCAGTGCCACCCGATGTGGTCGTTGAACGCGACGTACCACCACGCCGCCGCGCTGGCGGCCCACTGCGAAAGCTCGCGGGCATCGTCCTCGCCGATCTCGGCGTAGGGGATCGACCACTGGCCCTTCTTGCCGCTGAGGTCGACATCCGATCCCGATCGGTAGCCGAGGATGTTGCGGCGGGTGTAGGGCGGGTCCGTCAAGACCGTGGCGCCCCGCGCGTCCGCCAGTGGCGTGTCCTGCCACCGACCCAGGTACAGCACCCAGCCCGGTCCCTCTGCCTTCGTCACCATCGCAACCCCTCCTGTTCCGTTCTGGCACCCGGTGCCACCCTGTCCCCACGCCGCACCGTCTGACGCGCGCGGGACGTGACGACGGCTCCGGCGCACTCGGGGCAGCGATGCCGTGAGAGCACCTCAGAGCCCGTCCGCTCGGTCCACATGACCCATCCCCCGGGCCGCTTGTCGCCGGGCGCGAGAGGGGCCGTTTTGGGGCAGCAATCGCAGTGCGCGTGGAGCGTCATCGGATGACCTCCGCACTGGGCTGCGCCAGCAGCTTTCCGCTTACCGGAACAAGGGCGTGAGGAAAGAAGTCGGGGCGCAAGTGCCCGAGAAGACTATATATAATAGAGAGAGTATTCCTTCTTTCATTAATACTACTCCCCTCTCTTCTTTCTCTCTTCGCGCACGCGAGCCACCCCCACCCCCCGACTCCGTCATAGGGTAGAAAGAAATAACTGAAGAAATGAAGAAAGCCGAAATCATTGAGGGATTCGGCCGTTTTCGGCGGTGACGTTACCCTTTCCACTGGATGACCTCCCGCGGCCGACCCTTGGTCGCCACCTTGGCTCGCTCGACTTCGCCCCCGTCCTCGAGGCTCTTGAGGACGTCGTCCCGTTCCCGAGGGCTCCATGACTGGTGCGCCCTGGTGAACGCCGACTTGGTCGCCCCGCCCTTCTTCCGAAGCCAGGCGCGCGCCTTGCGCACCCGCGTCTCGTGCTCGCTGTCACCCACGTGGTCCCCCACTTCCTCAGCCATCGACTCGACCAGGTAGAGCGCGAGCTCGGCGCCCCACTCGGCATCGTCCCGGCCGATCTCGGGCAGCTCGCCCTCCCACGGTTCGGCCTGACCAGCGGCGCGAACGAGAGCGAGTTGGATCGCGTGGGCCGGGACGCGGTTGTAGAGCGTCGCGATGGCCGCCTCGTTCCGCGACTCGAGCAGCTCGATCCGGTCCCGGACCTGAGCCCGCAGCTCGCCGAGCTCGCTGAGCAAGTTCGCCGCCTCGCCCGTCATCATGACGTCCGCGATCTGGCCGGGCCGCGTGGCCCCCGGTCCGCCGCCCCCAGCCTCCGCGTGCTCGCCGATCCCCGGCGCGCCCCACTGACGCCACGCCTTGACCGCGTCGACGAGGACGACGGGCGCCGCCTTCTCACTCGCGCTGATCTTCCGGTAGTCGGGGCGCGGGGTCTCGGACCGGAACAGTAGGAACCGGTTGAGAAAGCCGTCCTCGACCTCGTCGCCAGTGAACGCGCCCCAGAACTTCCGCGGCACGCTCGTCCCGAGGACCGAGACGCAGGGCTCGACGACCTTGTAGTCGGTGCCCTGGCGTCCGGTGCGCCGGTCCTTGGCGTAGGTCAGCCCGTAGTAGATGCCGTCGGCGAGGCCGTGCAGCTTCATCAGCGTCGGGAGCACCCCGGTCTCGTTCCCCTGCTTGAGTCCGGCGATCAGGTGGCCCATCTCGTCGAACATCAGCAGGCATGCCGGGGTCTCCTCGAGCACACCGTTGATGGCCGCCCCGCTGGTCACGCCGTCGACCGCCGTCATGCGGCCATGGCCGGCCTCGTCGAACACGCGGCGGATGCCCTTGCGCAACCACTCCTTGCCGCCCCCGGATTCCGCCAGGGCGGCGATGTAGAAGTTGGTGCGCAGGTCGGTCTCGCTGCGAACGTGGCGCCCCAGCGCCGCCCCGGTGGCCGCGATGGCGGCGCCGAGCGCGAGGATCGGCTGTGGGTGATGAGCGCACTCAGTCAGGTACTTGTGGAACCCGCCGACCATGCCGGGCACGTCGAGCAGGTGCGTCGGGAACCGGCCCTTAGCCGTCGGCTCGGGCGCTACGTTGCGCGCCTCTTCCTGGCGCACGCGGAACTGCGACAGGTCCACGGTCGGCAGATCGGGCCCGCCGAAGCCGTCCGCCTTGAGCGCGCGAGCCGCGGCCGACCAGTCGCCGCCGTGCTCAAGGATGGCGTAGACCTGGTAGCCGGTGTGGCTCTTGTTCTGCTCGAACTCGGTCGACGAGGTGAAGACGTGGAAGAAGCCGCGGCCGTCATAGTTCAGGGTCGCCGAGATCCCGCGGTCCTTCTTGCCGGGCCGGCGCCACGCCGTCATCTCGCCCTTGCGGTAGACCGGGGTCCAGCCGTTCGACTTGAGGATCCGCGGATCGACGCCGACCTTGCGGTTGTAGTCGTCGCCGGGGCGGTCGCCGTCCAGGTCGACCGGCACCGACACCTGGGGCGCCGCCTCCTCCTGCGGGTGCTGGTCGAAGATGCGCGCGACCCGGAACAGCTCCTGGCGCTCAGCCTCGTCGATGGTGACGATCGAGCGCACGCCGCCGCAGACGAGCTCGTACGGCTTGCGCAGCTCGTGAACGTCCGCGGGGCTAGGAGCGGCGATGCCGTAGCCGCCGTAGCCCTTGGTCTCGATGAAGCCCTTCCAGCCGTCGCCGACCCGCCGACGGGCGAGCGCGGTCGCCTTCGCCTCGGGGCAGTAGTAGAGCAGGTGGCGACCGCGGGGCGTACGTTCCTCGTATCCGGCCGCGATCTTCCGATAGAGCGAGTCCAGGCCCGACTCATCGACCGCGCTGAGCCAGTCGGCGAAGACCTGCTCGGAGTCGAAGTCGAGGATCTCGAGTTGCCCCGAGATGGCCCCGCCCACGAACCCGATGCCGCGTCGAGGGTCGCGCCACCAGCCTTCGATCTCATCGAGCGTCGCGTGGCGCTTGAAGTAGGTCGAAAGGTTCGGAATGGCCGGCGCCTTGCTGCCGCCCGGCTTGACCGGGATCACGCTGATGCCGGCCTCGAGGGCTTCGAGCGCTCGTTCGAGACAGGGATTCATTCCGCAGCCTCCGCGACAGGAGCGAACTGGTACCCGCTGACCCGCATGTATTTCCCATCCTTCGCCACGAGGATGGCGCTCGGTTTCGCGACCTCACCCGATCGCGCGATGGCTTCGTCCACGCTCGCCGGGGGGTCGCTCTTGGCCATTCGCTTCCACCAGGCGTGCGCCTTGCGCTTCGCGAAGCCCTGGTGTTCGAGGCAGATCCACTCGCGATAGACCGCGAGCCCGCACTGGTACTCGACCCGCAGGCTCGGCGGCTTGCCGGGCTTGCGGTGGACCTTGAATCGAACGCCGTCCACCAACACCTCTTCGGGCTTGCGGTCCGCCTTGAGCACCGCGGCGCGACTCGCCTGGCTCTCGTGCGGGGGCCTGGCGTCGACGGCGAACAGGTAGCCGCAGACGCACTCGCGAGCGGCGGCGCGCACGTACTCATCGCACTCGGGGCAGAGCTTGACCGGCGCCGTCCCGGCACCCTTGCGCTTCGGACCGTCGGTGACCTGGACGTCATCGACCGGCCCGTGGCGCTCGACGTTGCCGGCGAAGTCGAGGACCAGGCAGTCCGCCTTGCCCGGCGCGATCCGCATCCCGCGCCCGAGCATCTGGACGTAGAGGCCGGCGCTCTGCGTCGGGCGCAGCATCACCACGCAGTCGACGCCCGGCGCATCGAAGCCGATCGTCAGCACATCCACGTTGACGACTGCGCGGAGGCGCCCCGCCTTGAAGCGCTCGAGGACCAGGTCCCGCTCGCGTCGCTTGGTCTTGCCGGTCACGCACGCGGCCGAGATGCCCCGCCGCTGGAGCGAGAGGGTGACCGCCTTGGCGTGGGCCACGCCCGCGCAGAAGACGATCCACGAGCGTCGGTCGTGTGCGAAGCGCTCGACCTCATCCAGCGCCGCCTCGATGAGCTCGCCATGGTTCACGGCCCGCTCGAGCTCGCCCTTGACGAACTCGCCGCCACGCGTCTTCACGCCGGATACGTCCGCCCGCGCGTGCCCGCCCTTACTGCGCAGCGGGCTGAGGTAGCCCTTGGCGATCAGCTCGCCGACCGGGACGTCGACCGCGATGTCGGTGAACAAACGCCCCTCGCCCCGGTGGAGCAGTCCGCTCTTGAGGCGGTAGGGCGTGGCGCTCAGGCCGATCACCTTGAGGTGCGGGTTCCGCTCGGTGAGGATGCCGAGCAGCGTTCGGTAGCGACCCTCGCCGCTCGGCGGCACCAAGTGCGCCTCGTCGACGATCACCAGGTCGATGGGACCGAGGTCGTCGGCGCGGTGGGCCACGCTCTGGATGCCGGCGACCGTCACCGGGAACCCGAGGTCCCGACTCCCGAGCCCCGCCGAGTAGACGCCCACGGTGCCGGGCGGGAGCAGCGCATCGAGCTTGCGCGCGTTCTGCAGCACGATCTCCTTGACGTGCGAGAGCACCAGGATCCGCTCGCTCGGGTAGCGCTCGCGCACCTCTTGGATGAACGCGGCCTGCACCAGGCTCTTGCCCGAGCCCGTCGGTAGGACGACCAGCGGGTTGCCGGTCTTCGTCTCGAAGTAGCGCCACAGCCCGTCAACGGCCTGGCGCTGGTAGTCGCGGAGTTGGTAGGTCACTCGGCGACCTCGGCCAGATCGGTCACGCCGAGCGCGGACGCCGGCAGCTTCGACAGGTCGTCGCTCGCGTAGTGCGGCGCGTCCTTGGCCGGGAAGCCGGACGCCGCGACGTTCAGGAAGACGCGCCCGTCGCGCTTCTTGTAGGCGACCCAGCCGTCCCCCGCGTCCACCGGCTCGCCGGCCGGCACGAGCGCGGGAATGAACAGGTGCTCGTCGCAGGCGCGCGCCTGGGCCTGCGGGGTCAGCGGCTTGTCGTGGTGCTCGCACCGCCACCGCGCGCCCTCGCCTTCGAGGATGGGCGTCGCGTGGACGCAGGTCCGGCAGCTCACGTCCGCGGTCCGCGGCTCGTCGAAGTCTGAGACCTGGCAGAGCTCGCGGAAGTCGCACCACACGCACGGCGGGCGCATGGGGTCGCTGCTGATCCGGGTCAGCGGCTCGGTTGCCTTGAGCACCTGCTCGGCTCGACCCACCAGCCGCTCGAAGACCGCGCGCTTGAAGTGGACGCGCTCATAGTAGATCGCGTCGGTCTCCTTGCAGACGGCGAAGTAGGCCGCCCGCGTCATGCCGGACAGCCCCATGTAGATCTGCATCTGGGCGTAGTGCTGAGGCTTCACCTCGCGCACGCCCCCGGACTCGGCAACCATGGAGTGGTTCAAGACAGCCGACTTGCGCAGCTTCTCGAACGCCTTGGTGTTCATCGTCTTGCCCTCGAAGACGTGCCAGGTCTTCGGGGCCTCGAGCAGCCCGAGGAGGGCGCCATCCATTGAGCCGCCGAAGTGCTCGCCGAACAGGCCAAACCGATATTGCTTACCGGTCGCGTCCTTCTCGTCGACAGTCACGCCGATCCGTCGAAGGTTCGAGATCACCCGCGCTTCTTCGCGGTGCCCCGACTCGAAGAGGCGCAGCATGCGCCCCTCCCACTCCGGCCGCAGCGCCCACCGGTACTCGTACCAGAGGGCTCGCCCGCACTCGTGCCCGATGCGACTCGCGCCGAGATGAACCCGGCGCGGCGCCTGGCGCTCGCGGTCCACGTACGCCGCGAAAATCGCGTCGACCGTGGGGCTAGAGGTGGGAGGGAGCGCAGCCACCGATCAGGCGCCCCGCTTCCAGGCGGGCACGTCGGACGACGCACCCCGGCTCGCGGCGGGCGCCTTGGCCCCGGCCTCCTTGTACCCCTTGATCTCGTTCCGGTCCTCGCCCTCGTACTTCTTGGAGATGACCTTCGCGAGCATGAGCTTGTCGTGGAGCTCGGCCGAGTCTTGGGGACGCAGCACGCCGACCGCGCGACAGATGGCGCTGAGCGTCTTCTGGGCGATCTCGACCGCGGTGCTATTCGGGTTGTCGAGATTGAGCCGGTCCCAGAGCTTGCGCCCCCTGTGCTCCCCGCTGACGACCTCGAGGGTGAGCTGGAGATACGAGCCGGTGCCGGCCTTCGTCTCCTTGTTCTCGCTCTCGACGATCATCACCTCGTACCAGCCGGCCGGGAGGGCATCGAAGCTGTCGGGCTGGATCTCTTCTGCGTTGAATCCGTCTAGTCTCATTGTCTTTTCTTTCTTGGGTTGGTGGGTTGGTCGGTTGGTTGTTGGGTTGGCTATGGCTTCGGAATGCCGGTCACGTGCGACCATGCGCGGCCGGTCATGATTCGGCCGACCGCCGAGGGCGTGACCGCGAAGTCTTTGGCCACAGACACGCCGGTCTCACCGGCGCGTCGTCGGCGAACGATCTGGAGAACCTCGCCTCGCGTCAGGCGAGACTGGCTGTGACGCTCACCACGCGGGTGGTGGCCTCGCGACTGCCTGCCCTTGGCAAACATGTCGTGGACGTTGTCCTCGTTCGTTCCGAGGAAGAGGTGGTCAGGGTTGACGCAGCATCGGACGTCGCACCGATGCAGGACGCATGTGCCGTGGTAGCCGTCGCCCTCGGGAATCTCGCCGCGATGGAGGGTCCAGCTGACCCGGTGCGCCGTATGAGTGCCACCACGGAAGCGGAACGCGCCATAGCCACTGTTCATCAGGGCGCCGTCCCACAGCCAACAGCCGGTGTTCGGCTCGGGCTGGACCTTCGCCATGAAGCGGTCGAGGGCGGTAGGCATTACCCGGCCTCCGACAACGAATCGGCGAACGCCGACCACAGCAGCGGCAGCTCGGGCGGAAGCCCGTAACGGTTCTTCGCGTCGTAGGCGGCGGCCGGCTCGGTGCGGAGCACGCGCTCGCCCTGGTCGATCGCGCGCCCGCGCTTCTTGTTGAAGCCGGCGTCCTCCTTGCGGACGATGGCCTTGATCTGGGTGAAGCCGACGACATCGGCCCACTCCTGCACGAGCGGCTTGCAGTGCTTGCTGAGCTTGAGCTCGAAGCGGTCGTAGGAGTCGCCGGTGGGGTCGTCGAACTTGCGGATCTCGCAGTGCGCCGTCAGGACGATCGCCATGCCGCGGTCGAGCCGAAGGGCGTTCAGGCCCTCGAGCATCTCGCGCATGAAGTTCGCGATGAGCGAGCGGTCCTTGCCATAGCTGCGGTCCGCTTCGCTGAACTCGGCCTCGACCTTCTTGGCGATGAGCGCCTCGGCCCAATCGAGGGAGTCGAGGACCGCCGTGCGGAAGTCGTGCGGCTCGTTGTAGAGCGTGCCGATCGCGCTGAGAATGTCCTCGTAGGACTGGCAGAGCGGGAACGCCTTGGCGTCGATGCTGTCCAGGCCGTCCTCGGTCGGGATGAAGATCGGCGCCGGGGCACCGGCCGCGAAGGTGGTCTTACCCAGCCCGTGCTCGCCGTAGACGATCACGCGCGGAGGCTTGCCCTGTTTCGTGGAAGAGATGGATGAGAGGTCGAATGCCATGGGGTCGGTCCTTGGGTTGGTGGGTCGGTCGTTGGGTTGATTGAGGGCCGGCGCGAAGCCGGCCGAACTTGGTTAGCCGGCGAGCCGCCGCAGATGCGCCAGCGCCTGCGGCTGCCGCAGCGCCCGACGAGCGCGCCGCGCTTCGAGGACGGCGGTCGACTCGTGACGGTGGAAGCCGCCGCAGACCGGCTCGCCCTGCGGGTCGAGCACCGCTTGCACTAGCCACCCGTCGCCCGTGGAGACGACGCGCACGCGTTCGGCGATGGTCATGCGGCACACTTCGCGATCTGCTCGCACCACCGCTTTGCGTCGGACAGCGTGGGCAGGACGTCGTGCCGCCTGTCTCGCTCTCGGACGGCCAGCCACCCGTCGCCGTGCATTTGCACGCGGAAGCGCTTGCATGCCGTGAAGTGGAGCCGATCCCCTCGGCTTTCCCATCTGAGCTGATCACTCACCGCGCACCTCCATCGACAGCCGTCAGCCGCCGCTCCGCGTCCACGCCGCTCGCCACCGCCTCGCCCACCCGAGCGCGCAGGCTCGCGGTGTGCGCCTCGAGCTCGGCCAGCACCGGCTCCAACGCCGCCGCTTCGCCGCGGTCCAGCAGCCGATCCGCCAGCGCCTCGGCGAGCATGCCCATCACGCGGCCAGCGAGCGCACCCACGCGCCCCGCCGCGGCCATGTCGTCGTACACCTCGCTGGCCTGCTCGGCGTCGACCACGCGCAGCCCCAGCGACTCGACCACGCGCGCCATGAGGTCGCGCGCCATGTCGGGGTACACCTCGCCGAGGGCCTCGACGTCGGCGACCGAGATCGCCGCTTTGTGGTCGGGGTCCTCCAGGTAGCCCCAGCGGCTCGCGCTGATGCCCAGCGTCGCGGCGCACTGCGCCTGCGTCAGCCCGTGCTCGTGGCGGCAGCGCTCGACGTGGCGAGCCAGGCCGGCCCGCGCGCACTCCCTGCGCACCCGTGCGGTTGCTTCGGTGCGGGTCACGCCAACTCCCCCGCGAGAGGGGTCCGCCCGACAGTCACGTCATGCCGGTCCTGCCAGACCATCACGCGGCCTCCTCTTCGCAGAGGTCCTCCACGGTCACCGCTCCCCCGGTCGCGTCGCTGATCTGCTTCGCCAGGTCGTACCGGGAGAGCGTCTGACCGTGGCGCGCGATGGCGTGAACGGTCGTGTAGGAGACGCCAGATTCGCGAGAAATGCGGGCGATGGCGCCGCGCCCCTCTCGCTCTACATAGTCCGCGAGCTTCATGGGGGGCACTCTAAAGCTACCTTTAGAAGGGCGCAAGCGAAAAAAGAGGCTGGCTTCCGATGACGCCGCTACCCCAGTCCGGTTACGTGACGGATATGGTGGCCCTTGTTGGACGTACGATCGGGCAGCGCATCCTCGCGGCGATGCAGTACGCCGGGCTGAACAAGACCCAACTCGCCGAGCGCGTCGGCGTCTCCTGGCCGACCGTGAACTCGTGGACGAAGGACGAGTACGCGCCCAACGCGACCAACCTGAAGCGGATCTCGGACTGCACCGGCATCGCCATGCGCTGGATTCAGACCGGCACCGGCGACCCCATTGACAGCGATGAGAGCCCACCGGCCTATCACGAGTTTGTGGCGGCCTTCGGACACCTCTTTCCGCCCGAGATCGTCGAGGGCCTCAAAGGCGACCCCTTCGGCCGCTTCGGCGGCACGCCCGACGCCAAGGCGTATCTAGAGCTCGCTACGCTGGCTGAGCGAGTGCGAGCGGCAACCGACTAGCGGCGTCGGGGATGCGCGTGAGCGCCTCCCACTCCTCAACTCCCGACACCAGCACCACGCGATCCCATCCCTGGCGACGCACGACGTACGCCGATACGAGATTCGCGGCGTAGCAGTGCTCGCCGCTCGCCAGGGCAGCGTCGACAAGGCGGCGCTCCCACGGCTCGAGTCGGTGCGGCGCGGGTCGCAGTGGGCCAGATAGCCAGGGCGACCGCTGACGCCATCGCACGCGACCATTGTCGACGATCGTGGAGACGCACGGAACCACCCTCGGAAGTCGCCGCGCCATCACCTCCCAGCTCACGCCGTAGGCGGGCACGAGCTCGGCGAGGTCCCACATGGTGCGTGATAGGTCGCGCTTGATCGCGGGGTCGGGGATGAGGAGGGCCGCGGCGATGGCGCTGGCCATCCGGCAGTCCTTCGCGTCGAGCCCCGTTTCCCATGCAGCGATGTGTCCGAGCTCGTGCGCAAGGTCGAAGCGCTGGCGCTCGATGGGCATCCCCCCGTCCACGCTCATGTAGACGCCGACCGTCGACGCGGGCCCCGGCTTGTCGAGCACGGTGAAGCCCATGGAACTGGCCAGCGCCCACGGGTCGACGGGCGGCTCTCGGCCGTTGAGCATCAGCAGCGCCGCCGCCGCGGCGTCCATGTCTTCGTCCAGCATGAGCGGGAGAAGACCATATACCTGCGACTTCGCCCGGGCCATGGCGAAAAAAAACTCACAAGCCCACTTGCATCTTTAGAAAGGTGACTTCATAGTATGGGTCATGCAGGCCACCACACACACCGAGCGGCGCTACTGGCACCTCGCCAGGCGCCGTCAGACCGGGCAGCCCTGGGGCTGTCAGAACACGCGCTCCGGCGCGATCCCGTTCCCGCCGCTC